TTTTGCTATATATAATACTTGATGAACAAGGTTAACATCAAGGTAAACAGCCACGATATATTTAATTTTGTTGTGGGTAATTCTGTTTTCGATCCTATCGAAAGATGCATCGATCCTACAAGATATGAAGTCTTTGATAATTTTGTTTACGATAACAAAACCAGAGAAAATATCACGCAAGGCCATGATTACCAGAGGTTTTGCTGGGAGGTTACTAAATTAAAACAATTGGCTAGAAAGATGCATAGGAAAGAAGTGGAAAGTGTTTGTGAAGAAATTGCTGAAATTGCTCCTACATACGTCCTTTTAAATCATGGCTAAGAAATCTACATTACAATCTAAATATTCACTTAAGAAAAAAGTGAAGAATAAAGGGGTTCATGCTAAAAGTAAAAGCTCGAATCATAAAAATAGTAAAAACTATATAAAAAAATATAGGGGGCAAGGTAAATCAAGATGATAACTTTACCAATTAAAAGAGAGTTATACAATTATAGTAAAAAATTAGTGGAGGAGAACAATTTCGGGCAAAGAGGTAAGGACGATGGTAGCCCGAAAGAACAATTTATTGGGATTCTTTCTGAAAATATGGTTAGGCAATACTTGGGCCTTTCTTTAATAGAGCCTAAAGGATTTGATGGCGGTTATGACATCATGTATAAAGACCAAAAGACTGATGTGAAATCAATGAACAGAACGGTAGACCCCAAGCCTTTTTATATAAATAATGTTTTTGATATTCAATTGAAACACAAATCAGATGCTTATATTTTTACCTCTTTGAATACTAAAAAGAAAAATCTGTCTATCTGTGGTTGGATCACTAAAGAAGATTTTAAAAAGAGAGCATCTTTCTATCCAAAAGGAACAGTTCGGATGAGGGGTCCAGAACCGTTTACTTTAAGAGCGGATAATTGGGAAATTAAAAATGAAGATTTAAATGAATTTAGTAAATGACATTCCTATTACTTCAGATGACTATGTTCATGTAAATTGTATTGTAGAAATCCCTAAAGGAACTAATACTAAATATGAGTATGATGAAAGTCTAAACATATTTAAATTAGATAGGTGTCTTGTTTCTTCTCTCCAATATCCAATAAACTATGGTTTTATTCCACAAACAATAGCTCTTGATGACGATCCTTTAGATGTTTTGATTTTTAATCATGACCCTATAGATAGAGGGAGTTTAGTATCTTGCCGTGTTCTTGGTGTTTTAGGTTTTATCGATGGTGGAGAAGTCGATAATAAGTTAATTGCTGTGCCTCATTGGTCTCCTGTTGATAAATATCAAACAGTCCATGACATTGAGTCTGCTCACTTAAAAATATATAGACAATTTTTCAAAATTTATAAAATAGACAGAGATTCTAACACTAAAGTAGGAGATTGGAAATCTAAAAATGCAGCTCTACAAATAACTAAAGATTCTCACGAAAGATGGGTAGAATCTAATAAAGAAAGATTTCATGAGGAATGGTCAGAAAGGCAGTTTTGGTCTAAAATCAAAGAAAAAGGTTACATAGTTCATCCTGATTAGGTGTAAATAACAGTATGGATATCATTCTTCAACTAGTTCAAGATAACCCTTGGTTTGGTGTAGTGACTGCTGGAATCGCTTTCGCATCTGCAATCGCTGCTGCCACCCCTACCCCTAAAGAGGGGACGATTTGGTCCAAAATCTATTCTATAATTGATTGGGCTGCGTTAAATATTGGGAAAGCCAAGCAGAAATAGTCTACGGGTTATTTTATAGATTAATCTCTAGACACCCCCTCCCTTTTGGGTTGGGGGTTTTGCTGTATATTTATTTGATTTAAATTAATTACAAGCTACAATACAACTTATGATCTCCAATAAAGCTAAAGGTTTGTCTGGATTAAGCCATGTAGCTCATACAAAAAAATTGATGGATGAGTCTGTAAAGAGATATCATCATTCTTGTTTGTCAGCAGGTTTATCTATTAAGAAGACGGGGAAAGCTCAAGACATAGGGCATGTTGATTTTGTTGTAGAAGGTGAGACTGTAGATTTAAAAGGTTTAAAAAACTCCACAAGAGAGGGTAAAATACTTCTAGAGTTTCTAAATGTCGGTGGTAAAACTGGTTGGTGTAATGAAAGTGGAACCCCAGTTTGGATAGCTTTTGATGTAGGAGCTTTCTTTTTACATGTCAAAAACTCTGATTTGTACCAATTAGCAAAGAAAAAATGCGACTTAAGAGACACTGTAACGAAAGTAAATGAGTGTCTTTATAAAGGTTACAGGAGAAAAGGTAGGAAAGATTTAATGTCTATGGTGACTTTACAAGATGTATTTATCGCAGATTGCGAACATTGGATTCTCCCGTATCAGGAATATGAGTTACCTATAGATAGTGTTTAAGGGTAGTCTCTAAAATCTCCCGTTCCTATATAACTAAACCCATTATTGTAAGGTTCTATAAACAAACCAGTGGTAGCAGGTGCAGAACCAGTCCAAGATTTATACCTTTCGTTGATATTTCTGTTATATTCTCTTAATAAGTGCTGTCTGCCGACCTCACCATTCTGTCCACTTAATAAATACATGCCAGTTACCTCTGCTCTAAAATTGGCCCAATCACCAGATTCAACTGAAGTGCTAGAATGAATTTCGCTTAATAAGTCTATAGGCATACTCTTTTAGTTACACTTTTTTCTAGATTCTTGAAAAAATCTATTGACGCAACTTGAATTGTAAGTATAATCGACTTCATGCTTTTATGGATATTTATTATTATCGCCTGGATAGCCTTTATCCTATTTGTTTGCCGCTTTTTAGGAATTAATGCAGAACAGGACCGCTTCATTGAGGAGCATCAAAGAAAAGAAGAAGAAAATAAATGAAACAACAACTATATGACATGCTTCACAGCGAAGCTATAGCAGAGAGAAATAAAGCTTTGCTTTCTCTTGATTTACTGTGTGACCACCCTGTAGGAATTGGTGATCATTCTACAGACGATTACTGGAAGAATGCGAGGCAAGCTCTGGAACTTTTGGTCGATGCAGATGACCGTTTAGAGTGCCTCCGTAGGTATTTTCCTGAAGAACATATGTCGAATGTCAATGCATGAATGTAATATATGTCGAACATTACCATTAAAATCGACATGTATAGGCTTGAATCTTTCATTTATTTAGTTTTTTTGATTTATTGTTTTTACATGCTAGCTAATCATTTTATATGGAATTAGAGGAATTTAACTTATGCGAGGAGGCCATACAGTTTGATGGCCTAGATGATTGCATCATCGGGACTGACCAAAGAGGATTTCTTGTTTATTCTCATAAAAAAATGCTTGACTATTTTTCTAAGTCTGGCATGAATGTGGACGAAGCTGCTGAATATATTGAGTTCAATGTTGTTAATATTAAACCTGATAACTACATAGTTGTTTATGAAATTTGATTACGCAAAATTAGGATACGGTTTATTTAGCTTAGTGTCAGGATTGACAGTTGGTTTGCTTTTGGCAATGTTTATTGGGATTTGTGCTTTTTTTAATTCTCTTATAACATTTCCCTTGCAAATCTATAAGCAGTCTGTAGAAGCCTATCAGGTTAGGAGGTTACGGAAAATTTTTGGTGTTCGCAAGGACTCTCAACTTGCTGATTTTAAACAACCAAGTGAAGAATCTATTTGGGATAAACATATCCAAAGAATGGAACAAAAGAAAAACAACAATAACTAAAGCAAAGTAATGAGTAAAGGTTACACAAAACAAGAAGTTCAGCAGTGGCAAGATTCGGTTAACAAAAGATCAGATCAAGTAGCTATGAAATCGTTTCACGAACTAAGTTTGTATGTCCTTAAGTGGGCAGAGGAGAGAGGTATTTTCGATAATGGAGATCCTTTGGCTCAATTAGATAAGACTCAAGAAGAGTTGAATGAAACAATAGAGGCAGTAAAGAATGATTTTTATGGCAGTGATCATTCTGAAATAGCTGATGGCATTGGCGATATGCTTGTGACTATTATCATTGCTGCTAAAATGATGGATCTTGATCCTACTACTTGTTTGGAGCAAGCATACAACGAAATCAAAGACAGAACTGGCAAGATGGTCGATGGCAAGTTTGTGAAAGATGTCTAAGAAAGAATTTTTTAAATCAATCCTAAAAGGGGTTTTGATTGGTTGTTTTATCTTTGTTATTATAGAAATGTTTTTCTGTTACATTGATAATCAAGTTGACTATGATAGCGTCATAGACGAGTTGTTGATCGAAGCTTCTGAAGACCCTGATAAATTTACTGATGAAGAAATAATTGAACTGCTACTATACTAATGAAATACATAATACTAATTGTCTGTGTTACCACTGTGTTGTCTTTAATGTATGTAAACAATAATCAGACTGCACTAGATAATGAAATGATTGTGACATACAGTCATAACCGTAAAGAGATACCAGTTAAAGTTACTCTTACTAAATACCAACTTGAAAAGATGTTGAATATGATTGATGAAGAGTATGGTTATGGTGGCCCTGCTGCGCCACAAGATAGTTATACCTTTACCTCAATAGCTAAAGGTAACTTAAATTCAGGAGAATATAGTATCTCTTCAACACACTTAGCTCGACCAGTTAATGACAAGTAAAGAATTATTGCAACTTCATGACCGAACCTGCAAATCCTGTAGGGATATCATGGTCAAAAAAAATAATGATTATACTGGTGGTAAAACAGCTACCGATATATTTGCTAATTTTAATTCAGCTAAAATCCTTAATATTCATCCTGTGCAGGGATTACTCTTGCGTCTAATAGATAAGGTGCAAAGAATACGATCATTCACTAATGATAAAGAGCTTTCTGTTCCTAATGAAAGCGTAGAGGATGCTTGTGATGACATTGTAAATTATGCTATTCTTGCGAAAGCAATGTTGTTAGACGAAAGATCTAAAACTCTCCCAACTGGAGAAGAAGAATTGCTAGCAGAAAAAAGAATGGATGTAATAGGTCGAAACGGAAACGACGGCTTACATTACTCCCAGATCGAACAAAAAAATGCCAAATAATATAGCTGTTTTAATGTGGTATAATGACCACGTTAAAAACTATGGAGATAACTGTTATAAAATAAATAAGGTTTACTGTCAGCAGTATGGTTACGATCTAATAAAATCATCTCATAGATTTTACAAAGACAGAAACCCACATTGGGAGAAATTTCCCATGATACTTAACCATATAAATAATTATGATTATGTTGTGTGGATTGATGCTGATGCATTTTTTTATAATATATCTCCCCCAATAAAAAATTTAATAAATAAATATAAAAAAGATATTTTATTTAGCGCAGATAGAGATAAATCAAATCCTCCACCTGTTAATTCTGGAGTCCTGATATTAAGAAACACACAGGCTGTAGTAGATATAGTCAAAAAATGGGCTTACTCTAAAGAATTAAAAGATAAATATTGCGGGAATAGATTCATAGATGGTTATCTTTGTCCAAGAATGAATTGGGTTGAAGATCAATCCATGGTTAGAGGGTTTGTTAAGGATAATGTTGATAACATAAACAACATATCTAAACTCATGCCTTATCTAGAGTTGCAACATTATTACAAGGCAGAAAGAAAATACTTGGAGAAAGTTAAAAATAAACCTTATATTTTTCATTTAGCGGGTAGACATGAAGATAGATTTATTGAATCAAAAAAATATCTTGATCTACTCCGCAAACTAGGCCACGATATATAAATATTATGAATATATTTGCAGTAGACACCGATCCTAAAACCGCAGCACAACAATTGTGTGATAAGCATGTTGTTAAAATGATTCTTGAGTCAGCACAAATGCTTTGCGCTGTATTCCCTAATGGCGATGCCCCATACAAAAGAGCATTCTACAATCATCCTTGCACCAGATGGGCTAGAGAATCCGCAGAGAATTATGAGTGGTTACTAGATCACGCTTACG